GCATGACCCGTACGTTCCCGATTGCTAAGAGCATCTTCTCTTTTGCTCGATCGATCGGTAACATGGCTAACATGTATGCTGTTAAGTATAATCCAGCAACCCCTTTGATGGCTGAAATGCCATATGTACGTGAACTTGCAGATGATGTCTATAAGTTTATCACCAAGCCGTACCATGAAATGACTGATGATGAGATCAAGTTGGCAATGGAATCCCGTGGTATGGGTGATTTGCCAAGAGATCAGATGCATCAGAAGTTTATTGAAATCCGTCATGAAGCTAAAGCTAGAATGGCAATGGGTACGATGGCTGTGACTATGGCTTGGATCGGGCTGACACAAGGTAGGTTGACTGGTAATGGATCTTGGGATCCTAAAGTACAACGTGCACTCGAAGCACGTAAAGATTGGCAACCTAAATCCTATAAAGTACCTGGTACTAACTACTGGATCAGCTATGAAGCCCTTGGTCCTATTGGTGACTGGATTGCTAGCACGGTGGATCTTGCTGAAAACTGGGATACTCTCGGTGAAGCAGCGTTTGAACACCTTGGTGCTAGAATGGCATTTGTTCTTGCAGCTAACCTGAAAGATAAAACCGTGTTTGAAATGGCACGCCCATTGTACGACATTATGAACGGCAATGAAGGTGCTATTGAGCGGTGGCAAGCTGGTACATTGAATGCTGTGATCCCTGGCGCTGGTTTACGTGGTGAACTTGGACGTTTGTTTGAACCTGCACAACGTGAGATTGACCGTACTATTGACGGTTATATCCGTAACAAGAACAAGTTTGCAGACAAGTTTGTTCCTGAAGGTGCTAAGTTGCCTGTATCACACGACTGGATTTATGGTAATGAGATCGGTAACAACCAACCATGGTGGATCCGTGCTTACAACGTTTACTCACCGGCTAAAATCATGGCAGAACGTGGTCCTGAAGCTAGGTTCTTAGCAGCTGCTGAGTATGATGCACGTCCTTTCTTCAATAAAGACCCTGACACAGGAGTTGAATTTACTACTGATGAACGGGCTGAGTTGTATGATCTATTAGGACAGGATAAAATATTCTTAGATGGTATCCGTAAAGTCATGAAACGGACAGAAGCAGCTGGTGGTCTTGAGAAGTTGATGGCTTATCGTAAAGACCCACACGTTACTTCTAAGCGTACACCACTTAAAAACTGGTTTAATATCCATGAAGCACTAGATGATTATCTATCTCGTGCCATGGAAGCTGCACGTGCCAGACTTAGCACACGAGATCGGTTAGAGACTGAAGGATATATTCAAGACGTTAACATCTATCGAGCTCAACGGGGAGAAAAACCACTCTCGTTTGAAACAGAACAATTCCTACGCGACTCTGTAAACAAGTAATGCTAATTTCTGATGGCAACTACACAAAATGAACATAATGGAAACGGTACATTACGCCGTTTCTCTTTTACTTTTCCATATATTAAAGAGGATGACGTTAGAATCAGTCTACGCACTAGTGTTGACGATGTAACAGTCATCGCATCAACTGAATATACTTTTCCGTCTGCCACGGAAATTCAATTCAATGCTCTTAGTGGAGCAGCAACAACTTTTCAAGAAACGACGGGTGCACCAAAAACTGGTGTAACCATACGTATTTTTAGAGACACTGATCTTACAACTGAGCGTGTTACGTTCTTCCCTGGTTCTTCTATTAGAGCACAGGATTTGAATGATAACACACTGCAGAACCTGTACGCTAGCCAAGAACGTCAAGACCGAGCGGTAGATAGTACCGGCGGCACGATGACTGGTAACTTCAATCTGCAAAATGCAAACCTGGTTTTTACTGGTACTCTTGTACCACCAGGTGACAACAATGAAACTACAGTAACAGTTGTTGAACCTACGCAAGACAACACCATTACGTTGCCTAACAGAAGTGGTACTGTTATTACTTCTGGTGATACTAACACAGTTAATACCACTATTGTCGATGGTAGTCTGACTGATGCTAATATTGCAGCTGGAGCGGAAATTGCTGTAAACAAGCTGGCAAATGGTACTGCACGTCAAGTGCTGCAAACCGCAGCTAATGGTACTGATGTTGAGTTTACAAGTAATGTAGACCTGCCTGGTACTCTTGATGTTACTGGTCTTTCTACATTTTCTAACGTTAACATTACTGGTAACCTGGACGTTGACACTACAGCCAACCTTGATGCAGTTGATATTGATGACAACGTAGACCTTGGCGCTAACCTTAATTTTACTGGCGCTGCTCGCGTTATCAGCGCTGTTGACAATAATGCTACGGCACTGACTATCACTGACGGTGCTGATACCTACCTAACGTTTAACACTGCTAATGGTCAAGACAAGGTTGTCACTAACAAGACTTTGAACGTTGCTGGCAATTTAGAGATTTCTGGTACACAAGTCACTTCTAGTGCTACTAATCTGAACATTGTCGATGGGATGACTAAATCCACGACACTGGTTACTAGCAGTGACACTGAGTTCCCTACATCCAAAGCGGTTGCTGACTGGGTTACTACTCAGCTAGGTGCTATCGACGGTTTCGTTGCAGTTGCTGCAGCTACTGATGTTCCTGGAGCTTCTGGTACTGCTGTACCACTTGGTGTGACAATTAGTATTGCTGATGCTGGTGATATTCCCGTTGATCCAAACGGTCAAGCACAGTACACAGCTATTGGTAATACCAACAATGTAAGTGGTCAAGTTACGATTACCGGTATTCCGACATCATTCCGTCCAAATTCTGGTACTCAAGATGTAGTTAATGGCGTTCGTTTCCTTGTTGAAGGCACAGGTAACGCAGGTTCATACACCTACCACAAGGCAACTCTAAAAGAGGATGACCTTGTACAGCTCAGTGATGACATCAACGACTTTAACGAGCGGTATCGTACTGACAACACTGGCTCTAACCCCACAACTAACAATGATTCGGGTGACCTGTTCTTTAACCAATCTACAGGTAAAATGCTCGTTTTCAACGGGCTAAATTCTGCGTGGGAAGAAGTTCAGTCTATTGGTCAGTTCTTTGAAATCCCTGCATCTGAACTTGCAGATTTTGCTGCAGGTACAGCTGCTACTGAAATTATTACAAATGCACCTACAACGGCTCAACAGATCCTTCTGTCAATTAACGGTGTAATCCAGAAACCAAACGCTGGTACTGGTACTCCTGCTGAAGGCTTTACACTTAATGGTGGTCTGATTACTCTTGCTGCTACACCTCCCGCAGGTTCAGCTGTATTTGGTGTAATTATTGGTTCGTCTGTCAATATCGGTACTCCTAGTGCTAACACTGTTGACACACTGCAATTAGTTATAGACAGTGTTGATAACACTATCCTTGACAGTACTACTGGTGCTGAAGCTGTTGACACCAACGTCATTCGTGACAATGCAATCAATGCTGCCAAAATTCAAGATAATCAAGTAACTGAACCAAAGCTGGCTACTACCAGTGCAGGTACTGTTGGCTTCTTCTTGCGGAAGACTGGTGCAACAACTATGGACTGGGCTGATGTCCCTTCTCCAACAACTCAAGACATTGAGTTTTTTACTGGTGATAACAATACGACTGCTTTCACCCTTGCTAATGGTGCTGGTCACACTGTTCATACTTGTTTAGTTGTATTGAACGGTATTGTTTTGCGTCCAACCACTACGGATTCAAACAATGTAACTACAACTCGTGATTACAACATCGCTACAGCAAACAATACTACAACCCTTACATTCACTACTGCTCCAGGCACTGGTGATGAAATTGATGTTCGTTACTTGCCTAATTAATGGAGAAATATTATGAGTAAAGCTTTTGATTTTGCAAAATGTATTTTAGGTAGTGGATCATATGATGGTCAGATGCTACCTACGGGAAGCGGTGATGGTGTACCTGGTGAAATGCGGTGGAATAATACAGCTGGTGAATTTGAATTTTGGTCTACTACAAGTTCTCCACCTCAATGGAGAAAAATTAGGCAAGGTCAATTGCCTCCATTTTCTGTACGCTATTTGATTGTAGGTGGCGGTGGCGCTGGCGGTGGTACTATTCATGGCTGGGTGTCTGCAGGTGGTGGTGGAGCAGGCGGCATTTTGACTGCATCCAACGATACTTCAACGTTCAGTTTAAATACTGCTTACACAGTTACTGTTGGTGCTGGAGGCCCTAGGAATACTGGAAGTAACACCAGCGCTAGAACCCAAGGTGCTAATGGCGGAAATAGTGTTCTTCATACCCTTACTGCTATTGGCGGTGGTGGTGGCGGTGCTGGCCAGATGGGTTACTACAATATGGCTGCTTCCCACGGTGCCAACGGTGGCTCTGGTGGTGGCGTTGGTGGCTACGGTAATTATTACGGAGGTAACGTACCTGGAACTGGTACGTCTGGACAAGGTAATAACGGTGGCGGTCCTAGTAACAACCCAAATTACGCTGGTGGTGGCGGCGGTGGTGCCGGTAGTGTTGGTGGCAATGCCAGTAGCGTTACTGTCGCCTACGACAATGCTGGTAATGGTGGTGATGGTGTGTCAAATGATATTACTGGTACTGCTATTATTTATTCCGCTGGTGGAGGTGGTGGTACTTACACCACTACTGATACAACTGTTATAGGTGTAGGCGGTTCTAACGGTACCGGCGGTCGTGGTGGTTTCAGACAAGCTGCTGGCAATTACGCAGAGCGTGTTGGTCAAACACCTGGCTCAGGTGGCGGCGGTGGCGGCGGACATGACAACGTTAACGATGAACTAAACGGCGGTGCTGGCGCAGACGGAGTAGTGATTATCCGCCTTCCGGATTCTTATACAGCAACATTCTCATCTGGTATAACTTATACCTCTACTAATCTACCAGCTACCGATGAAGTTGTTTATGAATGTACTGGTGGAACTGGAACTGTTACTTTTAGCGTTTAATAACCATGCCTCTTACTAAAATTAAATCAGATGGTGTTGACAGTCTTGCAGCGTCCAAAGTAACTGGCTTGGAACTGGGACAAGTAGACACCCCTCAAACATTTACTACAAATAAAACCGTAGGTGCTGACGTTAACAGCCTTATGGTTGGTGACATCACTATTAACAGTGGAGTTACACTCACCATTGGACAAAACTCGAAACTGATTATCCTTAATTAACTATGGCCTACGGTAAAATTAAAGCAGACGCTATTATTTGGGACAATAGCGGATCTGATGTAGAAGAATCTATGTCAAGTATGGCTACTAAAGCCGGTACTGCTAGTCCTACATTTACTGGCACCCCAGCTGCACCTACTGCAGCCGCTAGTACTAATACAACGCAGATTGCTACTACTGCGTATGTAAAAAGTCAAGTCGGTGAAACTGCTGTTATCACCGCTCAACGCTCGATGACTGAGCGTACTATTACTG